TGTAGAGACCACAGCAGAAGAAGTCGCGGAAGGATTGGCTGGTAAACAGGGCGATTCGATGAAAGGAGCTATTAAAAAGATTTTAGTTGTTGGGGGCAAGGCGTCGGTTGATTCGATGGTATCAATGGGAATGTTGTTAGCTCCAAGCGCGGGGATAGAAGGGGCAAGGCTTCCGGCTTTACAGCAAGCGAAATCAGACTTTAAGAAAGAATCGATTAAGAATGTAATTGAGCAAGCTAAGGCCCAGGAAGACGCTGAGAAGCCAGCAGAGCCACAAGTTAAAGAAGACGTAGAAATAGTCGTAACACCAAAGAAAGTCGCACAGGAAGGCAAAGAAGCCACAGGAGAGGGTGTTCTGATTGAAGAGGCGAAGAAATATAAGACGGCGGAGGAGTTTGTTGCAGGGCAAAAGAAAGAAATCTCTAATGATTTTGAACGCATAAAAGATTTAAGAGAGAAGTTATTGTCCACCTCAGACAACAAAGAACAGCAGATAATAAAAAAAGAGGGAGAGCTGATTGCTAATAAATACCCTTCTAGTCTTGGGAAAAATCTATGGTATGGGGACGGGTTTTATAACAAATTAGAAACCGGAATGAAATCTGGCCTCACCTCCATCTGGAACAAAGCTAATAAGGTAGATAAGGTAGCAGAAGTTAAAATTACACCTAAAGATATTAAACCCGACAAAACAGGATTATCTGAGCTAGACAAGAAGATAGCGAAACTTAAAGAAAACAAGCTATTGGTGCAACAAGCTAAAGATTCTCTTGTTTATTTAAGACAGTTACAGAAAGACATGATGCACAGCGTAAGAATGTACGCAAGCGGAGAATTGAAAGAAGAATACGAGGGTATTCCTGCTAAGTATCGCACAACTAATGAAAATGCTAACGGGATGGACGCGGCCGCGGCTGAGGTGGGAATAACCGAAAATGAATTAGCTGGGTATCTACAAAACATCGATAATCAGATTATGCGTCTTAACCAGACCATTGAAGACAACAAGACCAAGTTCATTAAAAAGGCTGAAATGACTGTGTTGAAAGACAAGGTTAAGGTGTTGAAGCAAGGGATACGTAAGGGAGAAATGCTTACTAAGCAACAGATTGCAGAAAACCAAAAATCATTACGCCAGCTAACAAACGATTTAAAGATGGAGCCTAAAGACCTAAAGAAGGTGCTGGGGCAGATATTAGCTGCGAACAATGAGCAAAAGCTCATTAAGGCCATTAATGAGATACAGGACAGGGCTCTTAAGTACGCAGAGTCTAATGAGAAGAATAAGATCAAGGAAGATATTAAAAAGGACTTAACGCAGACGAAAGATGTTAAAAAAGGTTCTAAAGTAGTCGGTAGACATGATTATGAGAGTAATAAGGCCTTCTCCACGATTAGATCATATCAGAAGCTATCAAAGGACGAGGCAGCCGAAGCCTTGAGTTTATACCCGGATAAAGATTTGACGGAAGCTGATCTCATCAAAATTAGGGCATTATCTTTACAGGCCAATGGCATGGAGGCGTCTCTTGAACTGTTCCGTAAGGTCAAATCTGACATCCGAAGAATGAAGTTTGAAGGACGCATGGCTAAGAATGAGCAGGATTTCATGGAGCGTCTTGATTATAAAGAGCAGAAACAGGAAATTGTTGACGAGATTGATAGAATGAAGCCGGAGGATGTAATTAATTGGAAAACTAGGGCGTTTAATTTTTATCGTAAAGGTTTGAGTAATTATCAATCCCTGGTTTATACAATAGCCGGCAAGAAGATTGGCGACAAGTACGACCTTCAAGCAGCAGAGTTAGCCTGGACTACAAAATCAGCGGTTATCGTAAGAGCGGTGTCGGAAGAATCGGCTAAGATATTAGGCGTAAAAAATCGTCAGTTTTTGAGGTTCTTGCAAGATTCTAGTAAAAAGACATATAAACTTTATGAGAACAAAGAAGGTGGGAATACATATAATTTGTCGTTGGTCGGTGTTATTGATATTTATAACGGAATCAAGAACGAGCATACCAGAGAGCGCGCTTATGCAGTATACGGGAAAGACCAGATAGATAGCATGGTCGGTTTATTATCTGACAAGCATAAGGAAATGGCTGATTATTGGCAAGAAGTGGCTCAGGAGAACGGCGTAAAATATAATAAATATCTCGTTGAGACAACGGGCAGAGACATGGGGCTGGTCCCGAACTACTGGATGAGAACGTCAGAACTAGAGATAGACGTTACAAACGATTTGGTAATGCAGAGCAACACGCCGGGAGCGGTAAGGGCTCGTTCAGCCGGGAATATCGTGCCTTTGTTTAAAAATGCTTTCTCTAAGCTGCTCAAAAATATCAATGACGCGCAATACATCGAGTCAATGAATGATAGCTATATGGAATCAAAGAGGATGTTTTCGGATCGCAAGATTAAGAACATGATTGAAAATAAGTATGGTGCTGACATATATCAGAACTTGCTTAAAAAGATAGATATGCTATCGCTTCAAGGAAAGCAAGAAGAGTCAAATTTCATGTCCGAAATATTCGGGCAAGCGGTAAATGGGTGGGTCATCGCTAAGATCGCTTTAAGCGAAAGCGTTTTAGTTAAGCAATTAATTTCTACTGGGAACTTTATGGAAGACATGCCAGCCGCAGAGTGGGCCAAAGGATTTGGTGAAGGGCTGAGTACCCCTAAGCAGACGTTTGATTATATGTGGAAGAATAGCGCATACGTTAGGGAAAGATTTGCAAGAGGTTATAGTGAGGCGATGGAAAACGCCTTGAGGGAAGCTAACTCATTAAATAATTTTAGAGGAGATACCTTTAAATTTGTTTCTTCTTTTGCTAGGGCTGGCGACATTACGGCTATTATTTATGGCGGGTATCCGTTAGTCCAGTATCATTTAGCTCAAGGCAAGACGATGGAAGAAGCCATGGAAATATTTGAATTGGCTGCTGTAAAGGCGCAGCAGTCAGGGCTTATTTCAAGTAGGTCAGATTTTCAGAATAGCAAAAATGGATTTGCCCGGCCGTTCCTGGCCTTCAAAAACACAGCCAGCCAGTATGTGCGTAAAATGGTTGACGCTACTGTGCTTTACAAGAACGGGGACATTGACGGAAAACAGTACGCGAAAATAATGTCAATATATGGAGTTATTCAGCCAGCGTTGTTCGGGGTAGTCAGTCAGGTTGTAGGAAGCAATCTATACGAAGCAATCGGAAAGCTGTTCAGGGACGACGACGACGAGGATGCAGACTATTATGAAGACGCTCTAAAAAGAATGATTCTTCAAATTATGATAAGCCCGACAAGTGCTGTCCCGTTCTTCACGGATGTAATTGAGACTTTAGCTAGGAAGTCTTTAAACATGGACACTTATGATCCTTTTGGTATGGGCATTATTGACGATATGCGCAGGTCATGGCAGAAGATGGGGAAGAAGAACAAAAACGCGTTAGATTACTTTGAAATATCCGGGGGATTGCTGGAGCCGTTGTCCGGACTTCCGATTATATCTACTGTAAGGAAAATAAAGAAACTGACAAACGTAAGAACCTATGGCCATGTTTCTAAGGCACACGCTAATTTTGTTGAGAGGTTTAGCGACGTTAAGAGCATCAGGAAAGAGTATAAAGACGCGGTGGATTCAGGCGACATGGAGAAAGCCAAGAAAATAAAAGCTAATCATGGCAAAGACTTGAGAATATATGATAAAATGAATCAGTATTATAAACGCATCGCAAGTTTGAAAAAGAGGATTAATTCGATTAATAAGAAAGTCACAAAATCCGCTGCTGATAAAGAAGTAATTGCAGAATTGAAAAAGAAAATAACCGAGATAGCAAAAGAAGCTATACAAAAATACGACGATAGGGGCAAATTATGACACTAGCAGCGAGTTACGAACCAACAAAAGACTTAGCAAACGCAGTCACAACAATATTTACAGCTACATGGAATCCGCTTAACACAGATTATGTCAAAGTGTACTCAGAAAACTACACGACAGGTGTACAAACTGAGATCACATCGGGCTTCACACCTGAGATATTAAGCAATGACACCTTAAAAATAACTTTTGATTCTGCTCCTGGTGATGCAACCCCGGCTGATTCAGTTTATATTATCCTTTCAAGGTCAACGACTGTATCGCAAGAGCAACCTTTTACGACATCTTCCGGTTTTCAGGCTAAAGTTGCAGAGGGAGTTTGGGATAAGGCCGTGGCAATGCTCCAGGAGGTCATCGAGGGATTCGCCAGGGCGTTATCTTATCCATTAGGCACATCGTCCGCGGTTAGCTCAGAAATTCCAGTACCAGAGGCAGGGAAGCCTTTAGTGGGGGCAAGCGACGGGTTATCTTTTGAGAACGGAGATACCGACATAACTGCGTTAGATACGGCGGTTTCAGCCACAGAAGCAAGCGCCTCGGCTGCTTCATCAAGCGCAAGTGCGGCTTCGACTGACGCAAGCGATGCTTCGGATAGTGCGGATGCGGCCGCTTCAAGTGCAGCAAGCATAACCGTAGCTACAATTACAGCCGCGAATAATCCTATTGGGACAGTTAGGGTTTTTGGTGTGTCTACAAATCCGGCTACTTTGTTAGGATTTACTAGTACATGGACAGCCATTACAGGGAGAGTTATTGTTGGTATTGATTCAGGCACATTTGATACTCTAGATGAAGAATTAGGAGCTGAAACTGTTAATTCATCTGACCACGCTCATAGTATTCCAGCGGCAACAGCTGTATGGGGAACTGGTGGCACAACAAATAGTACCCTTGCAGTTAGAGGTACAGATTCAGGGCCAGGTGCATCTGCTACTCCAGATAGTGAAAGCACTGGTGGTGAAGAATTATCAATATTACAGCCTTCAATAACAAAATACTGCTGGCAGAGGGTCAGTTAATGAAGAGAACTACGGGCCACGTCGGCATAAAGTGCGGCGCACTGCATAAATATTAAATAAATAGGGGGAAAGTCATGTCGGAAAAAGAAATAGAAGAAATTACCGAGGCAGAAATGAAAAAGTTGAAACAAGACAAAACCCATGCTATACAAGAAAAAGAACGAGTACAGGCAGAAACTTCTCAGCTTAAAGTAGACCAGAAAAAGATTAAGGAACTGTTGAGCAAGGAGCTAGATGAAGTCAAAGATTCTATTGAAATGTTCAAAAAAGATGAAGAAGCTCAAAAAGTCAAGGTAAACGCTGTTGCTACTGAGGTTAAAGAGGCCAAGGACAACCTAAAGGCTTTAAAAGATGATGCTTTAAAAGTAGTTCAGAAAAATAAGGAGTACGCTTTAAGTTACAAGAATACAGGTGACGCGGTTATCAACGATTTTCAGAATAAGATTGAGGAGCTTAAAAAGCAAGAAGTTCTTTGGATCAAGTCGAATGAAGGATTAAGTGTGGATGTTGAATCTTCCAAGAAGAGGCTGTTTATCAGCCAAGAAAAAGAAAAAGAAAACGCCATCGCACTAGAAATAAGCAGTAGCAAGATAGACGCTTTGGATGAATCTGTCCAGATATTACAAGAGGAGAAAGACAGCCTAGCAAGAGATATTTCTTCTCAATTATTGATCTTGGACGAAACAAAGAGATCTGTTAAATTCAGCAATGCAGAGTTGCTTAAGATTAGCGATGAGCTATCAATTAAAACCGACGAATTAAACGAAGCCAGTAAAGAAGTAGACGTATTGGCTGCTCAAGTGATTACCAACCAGGCCAGAGCAGAATATCTGAAAGATTGGTATAATCAGATACGAGTTAAGGAAAGAGTAAATACTAAAGAGGGTAAAAAACTAAAGAAACGAGAAAAGGCTTTAAAAGAAGCCAACGCATAAGGAGAATAAAATGCAAGACAACAACAATCGAACAATAGACGTTTTAAAGATAGCAGGAGTGTCAAGTATCGCAGTAGCGACGGAAGACACGGCAGTTTATAGCAAACATTTTCCTTTGCCAGCTTCAGATTCCTCAGCTCCGTTTTTCGGGATTGAATATCAGGCGACTTCGGCTGGGAATGTAGTCTTAAAAATTGAACTGGAACAGGGAAACTTAGAGCCTACTAATGATTTAGCGGCTGATGGGGATTATGTAATACCAGACGGCGCGGCGGAGATTAATGATACAGTTACGGACGAACTCGTGCATATTAAGGCTTACACTCCGGCGGCTACTTCATTCGCAAGGTTTAAGATCACGCCCGATACAGGGAACGACGCATCAACGGTTATAAGCAAATTAAAGGTTAAGGTAATCAGATAAGGGGAATTATGAAACGTATATTATTCTCATTTCTATTTTTATTTATCATGGCTGTACCTTGTCAAGCTGATTATGGTCCGGGTCAGACAGCGGAAAACACGTCCGTTGATACAACAGAATTTGACAATAATTTATCCGACGATGATGATACTGTGCAGGCGGCCCTTGAGACGATAGACGAGTTTAGCTTGGATGGCGATGATCGTTACCTCAAGCTCGATGCCAGCAATGACCCGCTGACAGGAGCGTTGGAAACTTCTAATGGTTCGATACTTGCTAATGCTACTGCTAGTGGGGTGCTGACGGTTGGGGGGACTGGTGGGACGTATAATGAAAATTTGACTTTGGATTTTGAAAGCACAAGTAATATGGTTAAACTCGGTTCCACCTCTGGGGCAGAGGCTTTTGACATTCGGATGCCTTTGATAACAGATGGAATAACAGATAGTGGAACAGTTGAAGGGGCTACTATTACTGAAGGTGGAGTTGGAGTTTATAATATTACAGAATCTGATGCTGTTTATATTAAAGATGTTGATCTTAATACCTTTGCTGAATTACAATCACAAATAGCTGATGAAGTGTTATTAAAATCAGGAACACTTACTGATACTAAATATTGTATTTATGATTCGGCAAGTGCTACGGTAATTTGTAATTCGGAAGGCGGGAGCGGAGTAGAAACGGACCCGGTATATACGGCCTGGGATAAAGATTTCGATGATCTTACTGATGTGCCTACCGGGTTAGGGGACGGCGACGACGATACGCAATTAAGTGAAGCGCAAGTTGACGCTTACGCCGGGAATAATGGATATTTAGAAACGGAAAGCGATCCTAGCGTAGATTCAAGCGCAGAAATTCAAGCTATTATAGGCGCTAATATTTACCAGGCTTATGATGCAGACCTCATGACTTATGCTGGGATAGCTCCTAGTGCTAATGCTCAGACTTTACTTGCTCAATCGTTCGCTCAAATGCAGGGTTCTTTAAGTGTTGACGATTTAATAACTTTGTCCGGGGTTGCCTCGGGAGTGGCTAACTTAGGAACGTTCACAGGCTCGACGATTGCAGACAGTCAAACTGTAAAAGTGGCTCTTCAATCTCTCGAGACTGCAGTAGAAGGAGTAGGTGGCGGGCACGACGCTGTTACTCTGTCCGCTGCGGCTGAAGTGCTATTAGGTTTGTCCACCCAGGAGTTAAATCTTGACACGCAGACAGCTAATTATATCTTTGCTGGCCCGGCTTCGGGTGCTGCGGCTGCTCCTACATTCCGGGCTTTAGCGGATGCGGATATTCCCGATGATATAACAATAACGGAAGCTGATCCCGCCGTTACCACACATGAGTCAACATATAATCATGGCAATTTTAATACTGCTTATGGCTGGGGCGATCACTCAGTTCAGAATTACTTAGATAAAGACGACGACACTTATGTGGAAACGGAGGCTGACCCTAGCGTCGATTCTAGTGCAGAGATACAAGCGATTATAGGAGCGAGCATTTATCAAACTTACGACGCTGATTTAATGACTTACGCTGGGATAACTCCTAGTGCTAACGCTCAAACTTTATTTGTTCAGTCGTTCGCTCAAATGAAAGACTCTTTAGATCTAGAAATCGGTGCAGATGTTCAGGCTTATGCTGCAAATTTGAGTGAGTGGTCAGGAGTCAACCCTAGCGCCGACGGAAAAGCGTTAGTGGCAGCGGCAACTTATGCAGCAATGCGGGCTTTGCTTGACCTCGAAGCCGGGACAGATTTCTATTCCAAGTCTGCGGCTGATACAGCCATATCTACCGGGCTTGCTACTCAAGATACTTGTGCTGAGATTACCGGATGTATCGAAAGCGCAATCGTAGCCGGGGATGTGCCAGGATTAGAAACGGACGCTGCACATGACACCTGCGCTGAAATTACCGGATGCGTTGAGAGTGCTATTACGTCAGCGGGTAATGCTGCGACGGCCACAGCCCTTGCCGCTAATGGCGAGAACTGTTCAGCAGGTTCTTATCCTTTGGGTGTAGATGCAAGCGGCGCGGTTGAGAGTTGTACAGATGCGACAACCGAAATAGCGGCAGCAATTAACGGCGCAGGGGGCACAGACCTTTCTTGTTCTGGTGGGCAGTGTAATGTTGACGCTGGAGTTATGCGTGATAGCGAGTGGACAGCAGCTTCTACTTCCGCGTCGGGTAAAGTTGAACTCGCTATAACTTCTGAGATAGATGGCGGATCCGATTCCACTAGGGCTATTCCAGTAGATCAGTTTGTGGCTTCTAAACGGAATATCAGATGGCTTGTCTTTAATTTAGTTGAAGCGGGAACGGCTAATACGGCAGCCGATAATAATATCGCAGGAGATTTTGTTTCTCCTATTGCTGGAACTGTTTTGCAGAGTGATTCATCTCCGTTTTATTTATACGCCACTAATAGCACGGCTGGCGTAACGGGAACGATGGTTGTGGATATTAGCTTTGGCGGCACGTCAATTATGACTACTAATAAGTTGGATTTTGATACCACCGAAAAGACCACGACTACCGCTGCGACTCCTCCTGACTTAACAGATACCACACTTGCAGTCGGGGATATAATTACTATCGACGTAGATTCCATTCATACTACGGCGGCCAAAGGGCTAACTATTTACATGGCGGTGCGAGAATGAAAAAAGCAATAGTCATAACGCTGGCATTATTATTTTCTGTTACCTCCCAGAGTTGGGGTGCGGATAAAGCGATTGCAGAAACCCCGGTCGTTGAAGTAACCCCCGAAAATACGCTCGATGATGTTAAGACAAAGGTTTATTGGGTGTTTATTCAAACCGCTGACAAGTCTGCGTATAACACGAAAGACATCAGCGGGCTATCGCAAGCGGGGGACGTTGTTCTAATTTCTGAAATAGTGAGCGGTCAAGAGCCGACACCGACAGAGCAGAAAGAATTTCGCATTGTTAAGATGGAATTGACTGAGCTTGGGAAATATAAACTGTTAGAAAAGTTGACGGAAGAGAATATTGATAAGCCAGAAGCCCCGACTATAAAAGCGAATAGAAAAATCAAGATTGATTTTGATAAGACAGAGATTGAGGAAACAAACGGGCTTACTGACGCAATTAAAATTCTCGACACTAAAGCAACAACAACAGCGGATTTAGCGAAATATGAATGGCTGAGAAAGAAGTATGTATTCTTTGACCGACCTTTAAAATTAGCAGCCAGAGCAATTATTCCGAATGCTTATGCAGCAACGAACATTTCTAAAATCTGTGCTGTTGGTTCTAACTGTACTGACGAGGACTACAATACTGTGTCAGCTTGGGAGTCTGCCAAAGAAGGGGATTTGGTTACTGCTACGACCATTGAGATTGCAGAAATTTATGACGACGACGGGGATATTGATGATAGTTGTAGGATTTGGGGTTCAACGACTTCCTCCTCTTATTACATGATGATTAGAGCAGGAACAGGAGAAAAGCACAGCGGGAAAATATACTCTTCTGGCTCTACTTATTCAGGCGCAGCCGTTACGCAATCCGGGGCTTTTGATTATCCTTTTACTGTGGGCGATGACAATGTGAGAGTTAAAGATTTAATTATTGATCAAGACAGATATTCTTATTACGGGTGCTTCAATGTTGATGACGGGGTTGATAATCTTATCGTCGACGGTTGTATTCTTTATCAGAGTGAAGGCTGGGGTGGTGAGCCTCAAAAAGCGATTATTCGTTCAGTTCAATATGCAAATTTAACACACTATTATACAAACAACATGATTTTGACGAGGGTCGACGGTGTCGACCATAATCCAGCAGAAGGTGGCTCTAAGTATTTCATCAATAATACGTTTATAAAAAGAGGTACTACTGGCAACACAGCTATCTACGACAACGATTCCCATGGGTCTACATATGCGTATAACAATATTTTTTATAATTTCACGACGAGTATGGGGGGTAGTTATATAACAGAAGATTACAATTGCATCTCTGATACATCAGGCACAGGGGCGCATGACCTAGAAAGCAGAACCTCAAGTGATTTTGATTTCACCTCTTTAACCTCCGGGGCTGAAGATACACACATCGCTTCTACCTCCGATTGTGTAGATGTTGGATCTGATTATTCAGCAAGCATGACCTATGACGCCGACATCGACGGCGATACCCGCTCTGGCACATGGGATATTGGAGCGGATGAAATAGTTGCGGCAGCCCCTACCTTTATTCCATGGATAACAATATCGAGGTTATTTCAATGACACACCGCCGACTAAAAGTAGCACTGGGGTTCTTCATCGTGTTCATGGCTGGTTGTTCATACACTTATGTTTCAAGCCAGATGTCAGAGGTTGACGCTGAGTTTACTCGTGAGGGCTGGACGCTTAAATGCACAGAGGTTATTGATAATAGATGCATGACCCATCAATGGTTCGAGGAGTGAAACGGACAATCACTTGTCCGACGTGCGGAGAGATAGAAGTCAACGAGTTCATCGGACGAACGATCTGGCGATGTCCAAAATGCCGAAGAATAATACAACTAAAGGATAGTCATGCAAAGCCTGAATAACTTAGCTCCGTTTCTGAACTTGATTCCGCTAGGGCTAGTCATCTTCTTTTGGGCTAAAAATGACAAACTCTGGGAGGCATTGGAAAGCAAGATGGATAAAGACAACTCGGATAACACCTATCAAAGAAAAGACTTGTGCGAACAAACAGTTAAAGAGATTAAAGAGGATTTGAAGGAGATTAAGGCTGATGTCAAGACATTGCTAACGCGCGGAAACAACTGAGGCCTAGCATGACAACTGAGGATATAGGACATAGCATCAAAGGTCTTATGACGGTATTAGTTTTTAGAAACCGTCAATATGAAAAGGCCGTAACGTCCGGGGCGATTGACCCGAAGCAATCTGACATTGTTAATCTGGTTAGGGCTGACAATGATTTTATAAATAGTTTGGACAAATTTCATTTGGATTTAATGCGAAAGGAAAAGGAAAAAATTATGCTTACACCTAAACAGGTTTTGATTGAAGGTCTTAAAGTAGAAGGCTTGAATATTGCGGAAGATACCGCAGTCGCGACAGTACGGGCAGCGTTTAAGATCCTGCCGGCTGTTTTCACAGCCTCAGAAAATAAGTTTGATGATATGGCTATTCCGGTACTCGGTATTCTTGAGCCAAAAGTTATGGCAATTCTGGATAAAATCGATGGTGAAGACGATCCGGGTCGGTAATATATGAAAGCATTTCTAATCCAGCTCTTTTTAAGTATTCTCACAAAGTTGCCTAGTTGGCTGCGCCCTAAGTTAATCAAGGGCGCGGGACCGGGCGAGCTTGAGAAGAGGCTGAAGGCAAAAGCTAAAAAGGACGGGTGGAACATGAAAAGCATAATAATTCTGTTCATTCTAGCTGAGGCAATCTCTGGCTGTGCCTTTAAGACAGTCTACGTTCCTGATGGCAAGGCTGTAAGGCTCAGACAGGCTGTTAAGGCCAAAGTGTGGGTAATGACCGACAACAACGAAGAAGAGGCTGGCAAGATGCGGATACCTGAGGGATGGTATTGCTTGCCAGATACAGAATGAGCGAACGTAAACGACAATACAGATCGTTCTTAAAGTTCGGGCTGGTGTTTATCTGTGCGGCACTTTATGCAATGGGGGGAAGCGAGGCCTTTGGCGGGATGAAATGGCTAAGGCGATACCTTTCCCCGGCTGTGGCCTGTTTGGGGATGTTCGCGTTCTCGAAGAATTGGCGCAGTCTCCCGCAGATGGTCCTGATGATGGCTTCTTTAAGCATGGGGTATGGCGGAGTCGATAGTCTTTGGGCTAAGGTTGGCCGGAGGGGGATGTTTGGCCTCGCTAATGGTGTTTCGTCCTCCGGGTTCAATTTATGGCGCAAGAAATGGCTCCTAGCGGGGTTTCAGGTGGTTCTCTTGGTGGCCGCTTACATAGTTTTAGGGGTCTTTAATCCTTTGCCGGATGCGAGAACCGAAGAGTTCGTTTTAGGTGTTCTAGTTTATTTTATACCAATAATGTCAGTGTAATAAGAGCAACCCCCCCCACAATCGCGTGAGGATTGCTTCTAAGCAACGCTAAAAACTGCCGCATTATCCCTCAGAATAACCCCCTTCCGAGCCGTAAGCCCCCTAAAAGTTCTATTCTATGCCCCCTGGAAATCGTGGACCGGAAGATTTGTGGAAATCCCTTCTTCTTTTTATTTCGCTTTGCCTGCAAAAAATAAAAAATAATAGCTGTTGACACGATGCCAAAAAGCGTGGTACTATGTCAATTGCACAACAAGGAAAGGAGGAAAAAATAAATGTACGATCCAAGATTTGTGGTTAGGACCGACGAGAAGTTTAAGCAGAAAGTACAGATTAAGGCTATCAAGGAAAGAAAGACTGTTAGCAAAGTTATTCTGGATTTATTAAAAAGTTGGCTCAAAAAAAGTTAGGGGGGGGGAATTATGAGCAATCGAGTATTTGAAGCGTATACGGTAGTTGGGAGCATATTATTGTGCATTTTAATAACCTTAATAAGCGCGGGGGTGCAGATATGTCGCTAGATATGGTAAGTTTCGCAGACAAAGTAGTGGCTGGCCCGGCAGGGGTAGACCGGAGCCAAGAGTTGGCAAGCGAGTCGATCTTTGGGTTAGATAATGTCAAGGTCAAATCTGCCTACGTGGATAAGGGCAAGCATATCGTAACAGTCGCGTACAAAGGAAAGCTCTATAAAAGCACATGGGAACAGCTTTGAGGCCACATTACCACGGTCAAAGGCGAAATATTGTAGAAGTTTACCCAAAAGGAGGTCAATCATGCTTAAAACATTACCTCGTAACCGTCTTATCCCGGATTGGACAGACGATGGGACGCTTGACAAATATCTTGAGCAGAAAGAATTAATCAAGGAAGAGCTGCCAGCGGATATATGTCCTTTGTGTGAACGGAAGATGCGATGTATCGGGGCCAGCAGGATGGGCCAGAAGTTATATGTTTGTGATCGGTGCGAATAATGGAATATCAATGTAAATGTGGCAAAGAGCGGGCTTGGGATGAAGAGTTTTGCCCGGAGTGCCAGAAGGAGGGGATGATGAAAAAGAAAACAGAACTCGTGGAAAAACCGGGGAACTTGCCAAAGTGCGGATCTCCTGCTGAAATGATCGCGATGGTTTTTGGAAGCGGCGGGGATGTTTCTCAATTAAGAGAACTCCTAACTATCCAAAAAGATTATGAAGCGAACGAAGCTCGAAAAGCGTTTCATCAAGCGATGGCGAGATTTAAGGAAAATGCGCCTGTTGTAACAAAAGACAAGACAAACAGCCAGTATAACTCAAAATACACTTCTCTTAACAATTTAGTGAACACGATCAATCCAGCGTTGAGCAAACAAGGACTGACCGCAAGCTGGAACATTGAACAAAATGGAACAGTTAAAGTTACCTGTAAGCTGACTCATAGTTTAGGGCATAGCGAGGGTTCTTCGATGTCGGCAGACGCGGACACTTCCGGGGCAAAGAACAAGATTCAGCAGATTAAGTCCACGATTACATATTTAAAGGCTGTTACGTTTGAGTCGATTTGTGGGCTTGCGTCAACAGACGCTAATATGGACGACGACGGCAACACCGCCTCGATTGTTCCAATAGGAGATAAGGAATTAGGCGCTCTTAGGGACTTGCTTATCAGCGCAAACTTAAAAGAGGGCCCGCTTTGTAAGTTCTTTAAAATTGATGCTCTTGAGGACTTGCCGAAAGAAAAATATGGCCAAGCTGTTAATGCTATCAAATCTCAGAAGGAGCAAAAATAATGAAGATAGTCCAAGTAGAGCAACGCTCAGAAGAATGGTTTGCGGCTCGCAGAGGGATACCAAGCGCCTCAAACTTTGCAAAGATCATCACGACTAAAGGCGAACCGTCAAAGCAAGCAGAGAAGTATATGTTTAGGCTTGCCGGAGAAAAGGTTTCCGGGATAACTGAGGAAACATATCAAAGCGCGGCCATGATACGAGGCTGTGAAATGGAGAAAGAAGCACGAGAGTTTTACGAATTAATTAAAGGCGCGACTGTTGAAGAAGTGGGCTTCTGCCTAACGGATGACGGCAAAGTGGGGTGTAGCCCTGACGGATTAGTTGGAGAAGATGGGCTAATTGAGATCAAGGATCCTATTGCCTCAACGCAGGTAGCATATCTGTTAAAGGGAGTTTTGCCTCTTGAGTATTTTCAGCAGGTACAGGGCCAGCTTTATGTAACAGGTAGAAAGTGGCTTGACTTCATTTCTTATTATCCGGGATTGAAGCCTCTAATGGTTCGAGTGTTGCCTGACGTAAAGTTTCAAGTTAGCCTTGCAGTTGAATTAAGGCTTTTTTGTGAAAACTTAGAGTCAACAATTAATAAAATAAAATAGGAGAGCGACATGGAGCAGAGCAATATAGTAATTCACAACGAAGATTATGTGTCAAAAGAATTGGCTAAGTATCGACCGTTTGAGGCAAGGATCGTAGAACTAAAAACAAAATATTCTAGCATTAAGGTTAGTGGCTTTGATGATAAGGAAAATTACGAGTTGTGCAAAACTGCTTATCGGGAGGCCGTAAGAACTAGGACGGATATTGAAAAAGCTCGGACCACATTAAAGGCATCTAGTTTGGCATTTGGCAGAAAAATTGACGCAAGAGCCAAAGAGCTAAACAATAGCCTTCAGGAAATCGAGGGATATTTATTGTCGCAGAAAAAAATTGTTGATGATGAAAAGAAGCGAATCGAAGATGAAAGGCGAGAAGCCATTAGATTGGAAGAGGAAAAGGCAAGAAGAGAGGAAGAAGAAAGACTTGAGAAAATAAGGCTTGGGCAAGAAGCAAAAGAAAAAGAACTCGCAGAAAAGCAAGCCAAGATTGATGCTGAAAACGCTCGAATTGAAGAAGAAAAGAGAGAGATTGAGCGACAGAAACAAAAGGCAATTGAGATTGAGGCAGCAAAGAAGCGAGCGGCAGAGCAGGCCAAATTGGACGCTGAGAACGAAGCCAGACGTAGGGAAGATAGGCTCAGGCAAGCCGCAGAGGAAGAGAAGCAAGCCGCATTGAATAAGCAGAGAGAAGAACAAGAAGCAGTCCTTAGAAAGGAGAGAGAAAAAGCGGAAGCTGAGAAAGAAGAAGCGAGGAGGGCCGTCGAGGAAGCGGCAAGGAAGGCAAGAGCAGAAAAAGAACGTCTTGAAGAAATGTTGAAAAATCAGGTTGAGTGCCCGAAGTGTCATCATAGATTTCAGATTAGTGGTAACAAATGAGTATCCGCAAGATGCGATGTCCAAAATGCAAACACCAGTATGAGGTAATCTTTGAGGGTAAGATCAAAAGAAGTAATCCTCAGAATCGTTATCTACATGGAATAATTCTGCCGATACTTTCAAGGCATACAGGGTATACAGCTACGGAAATGAAAGACCTTATCAAGTCAATGTTCTTGGAAGAAGAATTGCAGCTCAAGACTAAAAATGGTTTTCGCATGGTCAAAATAGTTAAAGGCAGCGCGGAGTTGAAAACTGACGAGTTTGAAGTCTTTACGGAAAGCGTAAGACGTTGGGCCGCGCAAGAGCTGGGATGCTCAATCCCAGAGCCAAATGAGGTGGTTCAATGATACACCGCAATTCACAAACAGCTTATGACGTGATCAAGCCTACCCTGCAAAAAAGATGCCTTGATGTATATTCTTGTCTACGGATTTACGGGCCAATGACTAATCAAGAAATAGCTGAAAAGATGGGCCGGGCAATCAACCGGGTAACAGGCCGGGTAACAAAGATGCTCGATGATAAAGTATTGCATAGGGTAGGCAGTAAAAAGGTCAAAGGGTTCTCACAAAGGGTTGTGGGGATCATTGGTTTACATGAGAAAACATTATTCTTTTAAGGGGGATTATGTCAAGCCATCAATTACGATATATAAAAATTCATGCTAAGTGGCTATTTATTCTCACTCTAATAAACCAAAAAAAAGGCAACATATAGTATTTGGAAAATCATTAAAGCCAAAAGGTTGTTCTTCGGGCGACTACTTAGGGCAAAACATTTTCGATATTGAAGATTTAAGGCATGAAGATGAAAGTTTGAATAATTATTGACAGAAGCGGAGTGAAGGTATAGGATGAAAATGTAAGGTCAGATGCACACATGAAAAATCAAAACTCAAAATCAAAAATCAATCAATCCTCCTCGGGGAAAGCTGTTTCTCTTACCAGAAATGTGCGTCTGACCGACAGATCCGGGGAGGGTTTTTCTATGATTAAGCAATGTTCTAAGTGCGGAGAAATAAAAAATATTGATTGTTTTTATTATAGAAGTGATAAACCGC